GCGATGCTCTGTCTTCGACCACGTGAAGAAGCGTGAGTTGATGAGGGCAAGGTCCCTTGTGTAATAGTTCTTCCCTAGGGAGAACTTCAAACCTACACAAGCGGTCTTCGCCTTCCACAACGCATACTCCGTCGCACTGGCCGGAAACAGAACATCGTCCCCGTTGATTCGCATAAACCTCTCACGAGGAATGGCGACGCAACTGGCGGAACGATTGATCAAGCAGAGCAGTGGGAATGATAATATATGTCCCATCTGCCCCCTTGTCACTGGTACCTTCCTATCCCCTATCACGACTCTAACGCGGATCAGACTGTCGATGGCCATCTTCCTAATAAGATGTTCATAGGCGATCAGATGTTTGGGTAGCTTAATCTTAGTCTTTTCTAGCATTTTCTCTGCAGCATACTGAGTATACTTCAGATAGATCTCATCGGTCGCGGCGGCGTAGTCGCCACTGCAGACCTTCTGACCCTTCTCTAGCTTTAGACCTTTGATGCTCGTCCATTCATCCTTTCCACCTATCAACTCATAGATAGGATTATCTCTCATCCTCCGGTGCCAGGCTTTCTGAATGGGTCCCAATAGGGACAACATCCAGGATTGACGAGTAACCAATCGAACCTTTAGGGGTTCGGGGATACCCGCCACTCTGGCATCGTAGAAATCCATATTCTCCTCATCTATCCACGCCCTATCGAGCAGCTCGGACAGGATGTCATTCCAGACTCCGTTCCAGGTCATAAGATCTGGATCGAAGAATTTCAGGACATCCTGCTCGCACTCCTCGACGCTGTTTAGGAACGGATGACGATCCCTAACCTCAGGGGTCAGGATGTGCTCCCGGGCATAACCCTGGAGTCCACCCTTCGCCCGCGAGCTCTCAAAACAGCTCGAGGTCGAAGGAGCGAATGGTACGGTATAATCCGCCACCATGTCGTCCTCATCGTCACCCTCCCCAACCAGCTCCTTTACACTATCCTCTATGGCCCTCTCCATCTTCACCGCGTCCGGATAATGACTAGGCACAGGCCTAGCCAAACCCGCGACGTACTTCTCTATCTTCTCCTCCACTACTGACTCCGGAAGTTTAGGAAACAGTCGCTTCGCGTATAACATAAGCGAAGCCAGTTCCATCCTTCTGAGCTTCCCCTTTCCGGTCATCCGGTTCTTCCAGTACCTTTTGAAGTGTACATCGAGAATCGAATACGGATCGGAGATCTTCTGAGGGGGCGTGTCGTCTTCTAGAACCAAAGGTAGCCAATAGGCTACCCAGGCTTTAAGACCATCGACAAGCTCCCCCAGTACCTCGAAAGGACAGGTCCTGACTAACACCCTCTTTACACATACCCCCTTTAGATAGAAGGTATCGCGAAGTGCTGTGTCGCACTCTTCCCAAAACCTCGACACACTCAACCTTGAAGGATGCTGAGTTGCCTCAAACTCAACATCCCTCAGTAAGAACGGTTGGTGCTCCACCCCCCCATGGGGGGACGGCGCTGACTGTCTTTCGACATCCCGGGGCGTTCTACGTACCCGGCGGGAAAGTTTGGCTTTAGATTTCTTTATCG